TTGTTGTTTCTTGACTTCATTGAGAGACATGCTGATTGCATGTGTAATTCTTTCAGCTGAGGACATGTCAGATGCCTCGTAAGGCACAATTAAATCCTCTGGCGGTATAAACTTAGATACTGCCTTATTCGTTACACTGTCAAAATAAACTTTCTTAAATGCAGATCCGGCTAACGGCAGATAAAACAAAAGCATATCAAGCTCTGGATCATACTCACTCATTACATTCATAATGTAATAGTTCATAAACTCCTGGACTCTTTCAGCTTGGTTTTCTGTTTCTATTGTTCTAGCACCAATTATTTCTGTTTTTACAGGACCTTTTGCTGGCAGCATTTCTTTATAAGCCTGGGCCTGGAATTGTGTAACTGCCTCTGCAAGAATAGGATGGATTACTCCAGAGGATCCTTCAAAGGGTTGTGACCTAGACTCATCAAACTTCATGCCTAGGTATTGCAGGCCATCGGTGTATGTTTTTTCCCATTCGGACCTGGATTGTTTGTCGCTCTTAATAGAGCTTAAAAGATCAGATGATATTTTCTGTAAAATAGATTCGTCTACAAAGTCAACCAGGTTAGCGTTAAAATCCATCTGTGGAGCTGGTTCTTCCAACATTTCATCGTCTAACAAAATTTCTTCTTCATTGACTAAAATTTGTGCTGCATTGGCAATTTGATCTTGCCTGGTTTCTTCTGGCATAACTTCAACAGAAGATCCTTGTACCCTAATGTCTGGATTGTTTTCGGTTCCGAGTGCTTTTTCTATTGCCATAATTTTTAGTGTAGCACTCTGGGTCGATTAATGTCGTCAAGATCCTCAAGCTGAACAATGCTTTGTAATTCTCCTTCAAGAATTAACCCTTGTGCCTCTGCTATTAATTCAGCGTTAGCATGATTACTTGCGTGTATATCTGGGCCCGTATATTCATCTCCGTCCCAGATAAATTTTGTTATAAATATCTTCATCAATAATAAACCTGTCTGTTCGATTTTAAAAGCCTGGCCTCGTCTTGATAATCTTCATCTAATGAAACAAAGCCGCCTTGTCTAAATCTCATCAAAGCCATTGTAGCACTATCGCAAAAGTCATCATAATCTCCAAATGGAAAAGACGCCATTTCTTCAATTACGTCATCTGCAAAATCATGTTCCGGGGCCCAAACCATTCCAGATTCAAATATAGGTGCCACACTGTTCATTCTGGCTATTTTATCCTGGCCTCTGCTTGGACTGTAAGCTGTAACAGGTATGCCCATGCGCCTCAATTCATGCGTAAGTGGTGTCCCAGATGCTTTGGCCTCAATCAATACACAGTCTGGGTTCCAATATCTGTACTCCTCCATGGCCATTCTTTTCAGCTCTGGAAAGTCAACTCGAACTCTTTTGGCATCTAAAAGCATAATTGCATCTGCGCTTTCATCACCAGCATTAAATATTGCCCAAGTGGTTATAGCCGAGTAATCAGCAGTTTCTTTTTTTGAAAAAGCCGTATCGTAACTTTGTATTACATAAGAATATGGCGGTATATCTTCGTGCTCCCATCTTTGCCACCACTCTCTTTTTACAATGGATCCTTCTTCTGCGGTAGGATTTTGCATCCACTGAGAGTTCCATTTTGATATTGGCAAAGATGCTTTGACACCTAGCAGCTCTTCTTTTTTCCAAAACTCTGGCCATAAAGGTAAATCTGATTCTGGCATAATTGCAGGAAACTCCACCACTTCCCATTTATCAGCATTTTCATCGCCTTGTTTTTTTAAGACTTTGCCCACCAAGTCTTTGGTAGACCACCTGGTCATAACAATCACGATAATGCCTCCTGGCTGTAAACGCTGTCTAGGACCAGAGGTATACCATTCATAAGCAGATTCTAAAGATTTCGGCGACAGTGCATCTTGTTCTGAGTGTGGATCGTCAATAACTAAAAGATCCGCACCACGACCTGTAATAGCACCACCGACACCAGCAGCAAAGAACTCGCCTTCCTGGTTACTTGTCCACCTTCCTGCTGATTTGTTATCTGCTTGCAGTTGTAGATCCGGAAAAATATGTTGATATTCTTCGCTGTCAATAATGTTTCTGACTTTACGACCAAACCTAACTGCTAGTTCGGCGGTATGCGTAGTCTGGATTATTTTAAGATTGCCTCTGCGGCCCATCATCCAAGCAGGAAAATATGTTGATGCAAATTCTGATTTTGAGTGCCTGGGTGGCAAACAAACTATCAATCTTTTAAGTTTACCGTCTGCAATTTTATTAAATTTTTCTGCAATAATTTTATGATGGCGGCCTTCTATAAACTCTGGCCACATGTGTTTAACAAAACCAATAAAATCTTTTTGACAAGAATCTTGTTTATCTAATTGATCGTATCTGTGCAACAAAGCTACGGCCTCGGCTTTGTCTTGCTCGGATAATATATCGAAATCTTTTAGAGAAACTTCATTCATTTTTATAAAGTCGGGCCAGGCAACCAGGTAGTGACATAGTAGCTACCTAACCCTAAGCACCGAAATGCCTAGGTTTAGTATAGATTAATAAACACTGCTGACAAAATAATAAGCAATGTAAAAACTACCATGGGCAAATACCTAAACCTCATGCCAGTTTGGATCTCCTTCAAATAACATTGATTCTGCTAACCTGCGTCTTTCAAGGCCCGGCAAAACTTTACCATTAGCCTTATTCCAGCGGCGCATTTGTTGTGGGACTTCTTGCATTTTACCTTCGTTTAAAACACGAAGGAGCGTAGAGCTGCGAAGGTTGGTTGGCCCAAGATTGTAAGTCCAGGCAACCATAGCGTCTAGTTGGTTTTGGTCTAGTGTTTGGGTTACCGCATCGTTTACATAGCCAGTGTATTCCTCAAGCTCTTCTTCAAGCCAAGCATCTGCTTGTTCTTGCGTGCAAGTATCACCCATTTTTACATTTTTTGTTCTGCCAAAAGCTATGGTAGGCACTCCCGCGCTGCACAAATATGCCTCAGTCTCACATCCTTCAAATTTTTTAATTAAGGCTTTGCCTTCTTCTGATATATTCATTCTTTTTCCCCTGTTGTTGTAACTTTTCTGTAGTAAACCACTACGTCTTTAAGCTCTGTTATGTACCTTTTTATCTCTTGCATGTTATAGGCCATAACTTCATAATCTGGAATCGTCATAGCTAAGAAAACTAATTCGCCCTCCTGGTTTTCTATTCTTGCTAATTGCTCTTCCCAATTATCTGGTGTTACCGCGATCCATTGCAATTCCTTGAGATCTATTTCTCTGGGCATGATCGGCTGCACAATCTTTTTCTCTAAAGGTTTTGCAGTAACTTGTATTTGTTTAGTTGGAAGTAGGCTGCAACTGCAAGCCACTATCAAGACCATCAATAGTGCTACTGATTTGCTCGATGTTTTCCATGATATGTTTTGTACCATTATTTATTTTCCTTTCCATTTCTACTGGGTCAGCCAATATTTTAGACGCTAATTCATAGTTTTGTATAAACTGCGTGTATCTGCTCAATTCTCTTTGTGCGGCTTGACTTTTAACACTTAGATCTTGCAGCTGTTGTGTCTGCAATTCAAAGTCTGCTTGTATTGATTTTATTGCCTCTTCTTGCGTTGCTACTGCGCCTTCCAAAACTGCATTATTAGTTTGAAGTATTTGGTTTTGGCTGTAAAAGTAGTAGGTAGAAAAACCAAGAACTAGAATGATGCCAACAAATATTTGTTGCATTATCCGTTTAGTGGATTATCGTCTTTCTTTTCTAGCTTAGTTTCTAATTTCTCAAGGTTGTTATTGAGACTTTGTAGGTCAGCTATAATTGTGGCTATATCTGTTTTAATTTCTGTAACATCCGGGACCTTAATATTGTCAATTTCTTTTTCTAAAAATTGTACAGATGTTTCTATAGACGCAAATCGCTCTTCAATGATTTGCACGTTATCCTCTGCCTCGCTGATACCGCCTATCTTAGATTCGAGGTTTTCTAACCTGTTAACGTACTCAGCTCCCGTGTAGCCGAATCCGGCCAGCGTACCCACGATTCCAACCAGAGCAATTATTTGTGTAGTTTTGCTTTGAAACCAATCCATTTTTACCTCCAAAGGTTAGGTTGGTCCTCAATCATCTGGCCCAAACCTTTTAAATTTTCGTTGACCAAGCCAAAAAAAGCCTCGGTATTGTCATCTAGTGTAGCAGAAGTATAAATATTTGCACTAATATACCAATCTGTACTGTCTACCATGGTAACTTGTTCGTATGAGTTGAATCCTGGCACATATCCAATCAAGGCAACAAGCGTGCTTTCGTCACCGTATTGGCCAGTGTCTTCTTGCTCTTGTTCTATTTCTTCTTGTTGTGTTTGTAAGTTTTGAGCTATAAGGTCTTCTACCACTGTTTCTGTATCAGAGGATGTATTCATAGAATTTATAGACGTATCTATTTGATTTTGTACCGTACTAGTAAATGTATCAACAGAAACAACAGAAACATTAACATTGGTTGTATCGCCTGCGCTTATAGTGTCGCCTACATTTGTTGTATTGCCTACGCTTGTTGTATT